GAACAGCGGCGGAAGGGGCTCTCGCGATGCGCCGCGAGATCAACGCCAACTACGACCAGTGGCTCAAGGACTTCTGGGGAGGGTAGATGACGGCGCCAGCCGTGTTCGTGGCGCCTGCCGTTCCTGACTACCAGATCGACGCCGTCTACATCGGCCCCACCTGGCAGCGCGGGGACGACGGGCGTTTCGTGCTGCCCGAGTACACGCTGGGCTGGCAGATTCTCCGCTGGATCAACGAATACCTGCTGGGCCCGGACGGTGGGCCCTGGACCCCCACCAAGGAGCAGGCCCGGTTCCTCCTATGGTGGTACGCCATCGACGAGAACGGTCGGTTCGTCTACCGCGACGGCATCTTCCAGCGTCTCAAGGGGCACGGCAAGGACCCCCTGATCGCCGTGATCTGCCTGGTCGAGATGCTCGGCCCCTGCCGCTTCGACGACTGGGCCACCGAACCGATCCGGGACTGGGACATCGACACCGGCGACCCCATCGGGCGCGAGAACCCGTCTGCATGGATCCAGGTCGCCGCGGTGTCGGAGAAGCAGACCAAGAACACCATGACCCTGTTCGCGGGCATGATCAGCAAGAAGCTGATGCAGGCGCACGGGATGACGAAGCTCGACATCGGCAAGTCGATCATCTACGCGCACGGCGGGGCCCGGCAGATCGAGGCCGTGACGTCGTCCCCGCGCGCCCTGGAGGGTGGCCGGCCGACCTTCATCGTCCGTAACGAGACGCACCACTGGCTCGAGGCCAACGGTGGCCACGACATGGCCGAGGTCATTGAGCGCAACGCCACGAAGTCGGCCCACGGAGCCTCGCGGGCGATCTCGATCACCAACGCCTACGACCCGTCCGAGGATTCCGTCGCCCAGCGCCAGCGCGAGGCCTGGGAGGCCGAGCAGGAAGAGGGTGTCGTCGACACCCGCGTGCTCTACGACTCCATCGAGGCCCCCGAGTCGGTCACCATGCGCCCCCCCGAGGCCGTCGAGTGGAAGAAGCCCGCGGAGACGAAGGAGGAGCGAGAGTGGCGCGAGGCCTGTACGCGCGCCTGGCTGACTGCCATCGTGCGCTCGGTGCGGGGCGACTCCGTCTGGCTCGACATCCCCAGCATCGTCGACGCGATCCTTTCGGTGCGTACCGCGGCGCACACAGCCCGGCGGTTCTGGTTCAACAACATCGTCGCGGCTGCCGACTCGTGGGCCGACCCCGCGGCCATCGACGCCGCCATCGACCCGATCCTGCGCGAGGACCGCCTGCACGAGCGCGAGGGCGACCAGCTTCGCCTCGGCTGGGTCGTCTCCCCCGACGACCCCATCGTCATGTTCTTCGACGGCTCCAAGAGCGACGACTCCACCGGGCTGGTCGGCTGCCGCCTGTCCGACGGCTACACCTTCACCATCGGGATCTGGTCGAAGCCGCCGGGCAAGGCCGGCGAGGACTGGCTGTCCCCGCGCGAGGCCGTGAACGAGCGCGTCGACGAGGCGTTCACGCGGTTCAACGTCGTCGCCTTCTGGGCCGACCCCTCCCACACCCTCGATGACGACTCGACGCGGTACTGGGACGGCTACATCGACCGCTGGCACCGCACCTACAAGGAGCGGCTGCAGACCTGGGCCGTCCAGAGTGGCGTCGGGGTATCGTCTGTGATGTGGGACATGGCCAACCGCCTTCGTACAGCCCAGTTCACCGCGGCAGCGGAGCTCGTGCGCTCGGAGCTGCACCACCGGGACTCCGAGGGGCACTACGAACCCCTCTTCCGCCACGACGGACACCCCGCGCTGCGGGCGCATCTGCGAAACGCCCGCGAGAATCGCGGACCCGATGGAGTTTCGATCCGGAAGAACAACCGTGAGTCCGCGAAGAAGATCGACCTCGCCGCCTGTCTGATCGGCGCCCGCCTCCTTCGTCGAGTGGTTCTGAACCAGGGGATCAAGAACGACGAGAAGGTGGGGGGTTGGGTCACGGCGATCTGAGGTACGCTGGCGACATGCCGTCGGTCGTCCTCGTCTCGAAGTCTGGCTCCGAGTTCCCAGTTTCCAAGCCTTCGGCCTTTGTCGACGCCGTCTACGGTCGAGGGGCCCATCCCAAGACAGGGACGGTCGCGGCCAACTGGGCCACCCTGACCGCCGGCGGTCCCGACCCGGTGGAGTCAGCGAACGAGCACGTCACGCTCGGCGACCTGACCTCGAGCGGTCCGGCTCGAGACGCCCTGAGGGCGGCCTCTGTCGCAGCGGTCGACGCCTCCGCTTCCGCCGCCCGACGCGCCGCCAGCAACGCCGACCACGCCGCCGCCTACTCCCGGATCCAGCGACTGTTCCTCGGCCCCGCGGCCGGTGTGTTCGTGGCGCGGACCGGCAACGACTACACACTCCTCCACGGCCTCGGCGGCGGCCGGTACGCCGCCTTCCTGCTGCCCTTCGCATCTCAGTCGTGGAACGGCGTCACCTACAGCCTCAACCAGCTCCAGGGCTGCGCGATCCAGATCCCCATGCTGTCCGTGGACGACACGCAGGCCACCTTCACCGGCGCCTGGACGACGTCGTTCGCCGCCGTGAACGTCGGCTACGCCCCGAAGCCGCTCACGGTGAGCATGAACTCCGGGTCGACCACGGTCACCGTCACCTCGGGCACCATCGACGTGGCCGACGTCGGTCGGCGAGCGACCATCCCCGGCGCCGGCGTCGGTGGCGCCGACCTCATCACGACGATCAGCGTCCGGAACTCCTCCACGTCGTTCGGAGTCGGCACCGCCGCCAGCACCACCGTCGCGGGCGCTGCGGCCACGATCTGGCCGACGTTCCGCTACTCGATCGACCCGGCCACCAACGTCTCGTGGGCCTCCCCCGCCATCTCGACCGCGCTGGCGGTCGGCATCGTCAAGGCGCAGAACGGCGGGCTCGGCAAGGTCACCATCGGCGGTGACGCTACCGCCGCGAACCTGCTGCCCACCGCCCAGCAGCTCGTCACCACAGGGACGTATCCCAACACGATCCTCGTCGCCAACGGCGGCACCCTGAACCCCACCGACCGGGTGCTGGACTGCTACAGCGGCAGCATCACCACCACGTACGACGTCAAGGTGGCCATCGCCGAGGGCCTCACCGCCGGCACGCACACGGTCGTCCTCACCCCGACCGGCTACACCGCCAACGGCGGCACCGGCGCGCGGCTCTACATCGACCGTTTCGCCTCCGCGACGGCCGCCACCACGCCGACCACGTCGGGTGCGGCCATGTTCACCGCCTACGACCTGTCCGCCGGCAACTCGGCCTGGGAGTACGCCGTCGACTGCGTGCCCACCGCAGGCGGAACGCACCAGTTCATCGGCGGCACCGTCCACGGCTACGAGCACCAGCAGACCCTGGCCGTGAAGATCAACGATGCCGCCGCCACGCCCGCCGACGGCTCCCTGACCTCGTGCAACAGCGTCGAGATCGTCCGCACCACCAAGCTGTTCCACCCGGACATCGGCGCCGCCCTCAACGCCTCGCCCATCGCCACGTCGACTGTCACCTACCGACTCGACCGGCTCGGCCTGATCGTCAGCCCCGACATCGTGTTCAACGTGGCGACCACCGTGCTCGTCGGCTACTCGATGATGCCGCTCGTCGGCGCGCTCGGCACCACCGTCAAGATGGACCGCGTCAGCCTCGAAGCGTTTCCCGCTGTGTTGTCGCTGCCCGGCTCGTCGGACACCCGCTACGGCCACTCGCGCAGCGCCTGCGCATGGGCGTGGAACTCCACCGGCAAGCTGGGAGCGCTCGCCTACGTCCCCGACCACTACGGCTTCACCGACGGCTACGCCGCCAGCGCCGGGCTCACGAGCGTGCAGGACCGCAACGGCACCGTGACCAAGTTCTACTTCCCCTGGTCCGGTCCCGAGTCCGGCGACACCGACCTCCAGGTGCCCGCCGGCTACCGCAAGACCTGGACGACCCGCTACCTCTTCGGCTACTTCGCCGACGCCAACGCGACCCTCGCCGCCGCTTAGATCACCTGCACGGCGGTCCCCGGCACGAGCTTCCCGCAGACCGCGCACCAGACACCACCGTTGGGATCGTGCTCGCCAGCGACGTGTCGGCGGGTTCCGTTGAGGCACTTCGGCGCCGCCGCAGCCGCGACCAGATCGCGTAGCCGCTCGCCCAGAGTCACGGCGGGAAGGCTACCCCCGCACTCGCCCAGAGGGCGCCGCTTTGGGCTAGCGGTATGCTAGGGGCTCCGACGAGTAGGAATGGTGGTGCCCCGTGGCCTCGGTGACCGTACTCGACCCCGAGAGCAACGAGGTCGAGGTCAGCACCGCCTGGCAGCTCGTCGCCCTGGTCTACGGGCGCGGCTGGCGCCTCCAGGGGGTCTCGTTCGCCGCGGCGCTGGACATCCTCGCCGGCGACGCGCCGACCTACGACGAGAACCTCATCGCCGTCTTGCTCGGTGACCTGCGGAACCCGACCAGCCTGGCAATCCAGGCCATCCAGGAGGTTGTCTCCGGCGGCGGGGCCCACAGCCACGCCGAGTACATCGACGAGGCTGAGCTGACCGCCGCGCTCGCCACGAAGGCCGACACCAGCGCGCTGGCCGCCCTGGCCCCGCTGGCGAGCCCGACCTTCACCGGCACCGTCGGCGGCATCACGAAGTCGATGGTCGGGCTCGGCAGCGTCGACAACACCGCGGACACGGCGAAGCCCGTCTCGACGGCCCAGCAGACCGCGCTGAACCTCAAGGCCAACCTCGCCTCCCCGACCTTCACGGGCACTGTGGGCGGCATCACCAAGGCCATGGTGGGCCTGGGCAACGTCGACAACACCGCGGACTCCGCGAAGCCGGTCTCGACGGCCCAGCAGACCGCCCTGAACGGCAAGGCGAACACCGCCCACACCCACGTCTACGCCGACGTCACCGACGTCCTCGAGAACATCCAGGACGCCGTCGCGGCCATGATCGCGGCCGGTACCGGCATCACGAAGACCTACAACGACACCACGGGCACTCTGACCATCGACGCCACGGGCGGCGGCGGCTCCACCGACCCTGAGATCGTCCGCGACACCATCGGCTCGGCGCTCGTCCAGGGCGCCGGGATCACGATCACGCTCAACGACGCCGGCGACACCATCACCATCGCCTCGACCGCCGTCCTGCCGACCCGCCAGGTGATCGCGGGCAACGGCCTGACGGGTGGCGGCGACCTCTCGACCGACCGCACCTTCACCGTGGCCTACGGCAGTGCCGCGAACACCGCCGTGCAGGGCAACGACGCCCGTGTCACGGCGGACCAGGCCGCGGGCACCGCGAGCATCCGCACCATCGGCACCGGGGCCCTGCAGGCTGCTGCGGGCAACCACACCCACTCCGGGCTGACGGCTGACCAGGCCGCGGGCACCGCCTCCGTCCGCACGCTGGGCACGGGCGCC